GCGTTGTGATGAAGGGGAATGCTATGTTCTTCTTGTCCGATGATGGGGTTTATGCCGTTGAGTTCCTGAATGATTACAACCTTCGGGGTGCGGATGAGCCTATCTCCAAGAATATCCAGCCATACATTGACCGGATTAACAAGAACCTAGCTGCTGAAGCAGTTGCTGTGCTGTTTAATAACCGATATTACCTTGCCGTAGCGTTGGATTCTATTGCTGGAGCTAATGATGCTGCTGGAAATAACACAATTTTGATTTTTAACTTTCTTAATAAGGCTTGGGAGTCAATCGACACCTTTGGTGCAGGTGATTTCATCATCAAAAACCTAATTATTGGCAGCGCGGCAGAGCGAGATAGCATTTATGCGGTGACTTCCTTGGGTGGATTGCATGAATTGGAAGCTGTTGAGACCGTTAATGACAGCTTGGTATCAGATGGTGCTACAACTAGCTTCTCAATTAACTCTTCTTTGACTACTAGAGGTTATGCGCTAGGTAATCTTGACCGTAAAAGGTTTACCGATGGTCAAGTTACCATGCAATGCGTTGACGGCGGTCTTGGCGAGTATGCTATCTCCTTTGCGGCTGAAGACCCAGACAACAATCAGCCTATTGGGACTACAACTAACTTTCTTGGTGGGACTGTCCTTGGAACTGGGGCTGCTCCTGAAGATGAAACAGGTAATATCCGGTTCCGCCTTGGTGGGATTCGCGGTTATGTAGGAAGCCTAACCTTGACACGGACAATCGGTTCCCCTAAGGTTACTTCTATTAAGGTCACTGGTTCGGTGACAAACAGACAAATCATTTCCCAAACTTAATATGGCAGGAGTCGTAGAAACAACCAACACCTTTGCAACTAACGATGTTATTACTAGCACGGCGATGAATAATATCATCGACCAGACATTGTTTACAAGTGATGCACTCTCTGGCAGCACACTTGCGCTAGTAGCTGGTAAGATGAAGGTGGCAACAAGCGGTATTACGTCGAATGAGATGGGGGTTGGTGCTGTTACCCTTAACGCGATTGCTAATGGGGTAATTACCAACGATAAAATCAATGCCTCTGCTGCGATTGACTTGTCAAAACTTGCAACTGGAGCGTTACCTGCTGCGATTACAATAGCGTCTGCTAATATTGTAGATGGGACTATTGTTGCCGCAGACATTGCTAGTGCTGCGATTACCGCGCCTAAGCTAGACGGAGCGCAGACTGGCACGGCTCCTATCTACGGAGTTCGGGCATGGGTAAATTTTAACGCTCAATCAACTGCAAATATAGGCGGCACATATACAAGGACGGCATCAACTACGGTAACTGTTGATACCTCTTCAGATCACGGTCTAATCGTTGGAAACGCTGTATATTTAGATTTTACCGTTGGAACAGGAACCGCTCCATTTGACGGATTGTATGTAGTGGCTAGTGTTGTTGACAACAACACGTTTACAGTTGTAAGCAGCACAACAACAACCTCAACTGGAACAATCTCACTTTCCAGAAAAACAATTAGAGCTAGTGGTAATGTTGGAAACGTATCTGCCGCATATTCTGGCGCGACTATTGCAAGCCCTCCAGCTTCAAGCCAAGCAGTAGACGCTGGTTTTTATGTTGTTAATTTTACAACAGCAATGACTGATGCAAATGCTGCGATTTCTGGAGTCTGTAATCAAAGTGGCGATTTAGATGCATCCTCTGGAAATGATTTTGTAGGTGGGTTTACTCCTAATGAAAAGTGCGCTTTTATTACAACTATTAGCGTAGGGTCTGGTGGTATTAACGCTTTGCATACAAGTGTTCAAGTTATTAGATGAACCTCCACCTAGCAACCGCGCTTACCCTTTATGAATCAAACAACATCGACCTACAGAGCCTCATCGGGTGGCACTTGTCTTACGGTATTGTTCTTTCAACTCCAAAGGTTTTTGCGTTGGGATTTCACTCGCACAGTGAAGAGCCAGACAAAGCAGTTGCTTTTGAACATTCCGATACGCTTTGCGTTACTATGTGCTGCGGCGATATGCTTAGTGGACTACAACCTTTCAAAGATGATTACGAATACATTTCATTCCGCCGTGACTTTAAAGAATCGAAACGCACTCGCTTACTAGGCATGGAAGCCTTTTACTCTAAACTACGATAATACCATGGGATCAAAACCTAAATCAATCAAGGCTCCAGCAATGGACATTGGAGGAGATATTCAGAAATACGTTTCTGGTATGTCAGGAGCATTGCCTCAGATATTTGATCAAGAAGGGAAATTTCGTCCTGAGTTTCAAGGGTTAAATCTTGGTGATATTCAATCATTTCTTAGCGGAGTAGGTGGACAAGAAGGTATCTTCGGACTTAGCCGTGAAGCCGCGCAACAAGCTGGCATGGGGCTTGGTGAGGCAAGGGGGGCAGAACTCGGTCAGATGACCCAACAAGCAGGTCTTACCCGTGGACTGATGCAGCAGTTGTCTCCTGAACAAGCAGGTGTTGTGCAAGGCTTTGATGAAGAGGCTCAGAGGGCTTATGCAGCGTCTCAACGGATTAGTCCACAGGAACAGCGCGGATACCAACAAACGGCGCGTGAAGGGGCTTCTGCGGCTGGTAGGCTTGGAGGTAACGCTGCGATTGCGTCCGAAGTGATGGGGCGCGAGGATGTATTTGCCCGAAAACGTGCCGAGGCTGCACAGGCTGGACAGAACGCTTACAATGTGGCAGAGAGGTTCTACACCCAGCCAGGGCTAAACCTTCTTGGTTCAACTCCATTGTCGTATCTGCAAGGGCAACAGTTTATCAACACGGGACTCGGTGCGATTGGATCGGGAACACCTCAGTTGTTTGATACTTCCGTGGGGCTTAACCTTGGTGCGGCACAGCGTTCTAACCAACTTGCTGCGGCTACGGCTAACGCACAAGCACAGGCGGCACATAGCGCGGCGCAAATGAAACTGGTTGGTGATATTGCTGGTTCAGCTTTTAAATTTTTCAAACCAACACCTTAACAACTTAACAATATGGCGACTTACGGAAGAGGACAGATGCTAGGTTCGGGTATTAACCCTGAGTCATTCAAGCTGGATTACAGCGGGTTTGCTAATGCTGCGGCTACGCAAGCACAGGGGATGGCTAACCTTGGGCAAAGCATAGGCAATACGATCTCGATGGTAGGGGAGGAATACAAGGAGAGAAAAAAAGAACAAGCGGAACAAAACAAACAAATTAAGTTGGCTGAGAATGTAGGCAAATTGATTGTTCAAGCCATGCCGGAATACGCCGACATGATTAACCCAAGCCTTCTTGCAATTAGTGATCAGAACATTCCTCTTGCTGACAGGGTTGTTGAAGCACTCAACATTACCGAAGGATTTAAGACTAGGCTTGATCTTGAAGGACTCAAAAGAGAACGTGAGATGGATGCCCTAAGAATACAGAAGATGCGTATGTCAATGCAGCCTAGTTCCGATACTGTTGATGAGACGCAAATCGTATGGTAAATTCATTCAATAAATTCAAATGCCAGAAAAACCATTAACATCACTTCTGAGTCCTAATTCAAACTTGCGCTCTAAAGTTGCAAGTCTTGATTCTGCTATTGATACGCTAAGAGCAAATGGGATGGAGAGTCAGGCTAATATGCTTTACTCTAATCTTCAACAGGCGATAGCAAACAAGGACATTGATAATCTAAAGGCGTATTCAGGGCAGTTGATGGCATTGAATACAAAGAATCTTACCGTTCCCGCCGAGGCAAGAACTCCCAAGGATGAAGTAGCAAGATCAATTGAACAACTTGTTAGCGTTGCCGATAGTCGGAACATAGCAATTCCTCCCGCTATTTTAAACGATGCTGCCAACGCTTTTGTTTCTAAAGATCAAGGCGCAGTTGCGTCATTAGCAAACAACATAAATAGTTTATTGGAGAAAAATATTGAGGCACAAATAACAGAAAATAAAGTGCCAACTAGGTTGGAGGATGGAAGTGTAGTCCTTATTGGACAAACCACAAGAACTAGATATGACCAAACAAATACTCCAATTCCTTCTAGCAATAAGAACGCACAATTATTTTCATTACTTGCTAGTGATGCTTATTCCCCCCAATCAAAAGAGATAATGGCAGCAATGGGTGGTGAAAGTGATTTGGTTGGAGCATCTGTTATTGGTGCGTCAATGCAAAAACAACCAGACATAGGGGCAAAACCAGAAGCGTATGCTTCAATAGAGTTGCCTGCACTTAGCACAATAGAGTTAAAAGAAAAAGCAAGGGGAGAAGTGCGAGAGCTTTACCTTTCTGGTGACAAAGAATCAGCACTTGATAAAATAAACTCAGCAGGAGGTAAGGGACTATTTGGTGGCGATTACACAATGGCTGATCTTGATGAAATGTATAAAAAAGAAGGGGATGCTTTACCTACTACTTCATCGACTTCTGACGTTAATTTTGATTCATTAAGTCCTGAAAAGAAAAGAGCATATCTTGATTCATTAACTCCAGAAGAAAAACAAGACTTTCTTAATGAGAGACTTAATAAAAAATAAAAATGCCTGAACTTACAACAGATCAGTTACAAAGGCTTCGACAAGATGGATTTTCAGATGATGAAATAGCATTGACCATTTCAGAAGGGCGTGACGATATTAAGAACGCAATGGAAGATGGATTTTCTCTTGATGAAATTGCAACTTCTTTTTCTAGTAAGCAAGCTCCAAAGCAAGAAGAAAAGAAATTAACTGGTTCTGATGTTGCCAAAATGGTAATGGGAACAGCCCTTGATATAGGAATATCAGAAGGAGGGAAAATAGCTTCAACCGCTTTAGGAGCAACCGCTGGAACAATTTTAGGTTTACCAACTGGACCTGGGGCTGTTGCTACTGGTGGAGCAGGTGGGGCAATAGGATATGGAATTGGCGCACCTTTCTTTGGAGCGTTAGGATCAACCGTAAACCAACTTATAAATACAGGTGAGGTTAATCCTACGGTCACTGCTGTTGATGCTGCTACAAATGCAATTCCTTTAGGCAAGGTAACAAAGGCTGGGGAAACCGTAGCACAAGTAAGTAAGTTTTTAGGCAAAGCTCCTATTAAAAGCGCAGTTGCAACTGGAACATTTAGTGGGTTAGCAAATACAGGAGCGCGTGATATTTCTACTAATGAAGATATAACGCTTAACGACTACTTAATTGGTGGAGGCTTAGGAGCTGGTGGCACTTTGGCATTTATGGGTATTGCTAATGCTACTGGACGGCTTTACAACAAGTTCAAGAATAGAACCCCCGCCCAATTAAGAGCATTAGCAGATAGCGGAGATCCAGATGCCATTGAATTGGTTGACACGCTTACCGCAGGGATTAGTCCAGAGGCCATAACTACAAGCCCTACCAATTTCACTGGTAGAGTCAGTGATTACATAGCAAATGCAAAAAGAGCAACTGCATCACAAATAGTTCCTACCAGAGTCATTGGATATGATGCAACTACTGCTGCAAAGAAGGCAAAGGCTTCCGTAGAAGCTGTTGAAGGAACAGCAACAAACATAGGTAATCGAATCGATTCATACCTTGAAGCAAACCCGCAATATCGGGATGATGCAATAGCGTTTCTTGATGGTGAAGATCGTCCTGACTTGCCGCCTGAACTGCTGGAGCAACTTGTATTTGGTAGAAGCAAGATACGGGCAGAGCAGCAACGCATGATCGACCAGCACAACAGTGGGGAGAAGTTGCTACCCAACAATAGGGCGGAAGTCATAGAGGACAGCTTAAACCGTGGCGATTACCTAACTAGGGCTTATGAGTTTTTCCAAAATCCAAACTACACGCCATCCCCAGAGAAGTATAACGCCCTAAAACGTAGGCTAACAACTGGGCTTACCGACGAAATGAAGGACGCTCGGATGAAGGAGTTTATTGGCAACTACAAGATGCCACGCGAAGAAGCGGAAAGAATAAGGCGTTTCCACGGGATTGCTCCTGGAGGTGAGGGCAAGTCAAACGCCGCATATCAAAGGGATATTAAAGCAAGCTCCACTCCTAGTAAGGATAGGATTGCAGGATTCCAAAAGAAACTTGACGAGGAGAAAATGACTGAGGAAGAAGCCAACAAATACTTGGCAGAACTTCAGTTAAAGATGAAGGGCAACCCTACGGAGTTTTCCGCATTCATGCAGGGGGCGGGAACTCCAAATGTATTGAAGCAAAGAAAGGTTATTTCGCAAGAACTAGAAGATTACCTTGGGCTGATTACACAACCTGGGCAAAGAGTAAGGTCAACCATATCCGTTCTCAATAGAATTAACGAATACAACGAATCTGATGCTAGGATTGCAAAGGCTTTGCTTGATTCCGGCATGGCAGTAAAAGCGTCTAATCCTAATTTCCAACAGGGACTTCAACCCTTGAAACTCAAACGTGGCGATGCGATGGATAATGGGGAACCATTGTTTGTTGATCCTTACACACAGAACGCAATCAATAAGGTTTACGCAGGGGGAGTAGAAGAACAATCTAACTTGCTTGCGGCTCGCTTAATGCAGGATATTTATGAGACTGCCGTATCTGGTTTGAAGTCGGCTAAGGTGCTGGGAAATATCTCATCTTATTTGATCCAAGCTCCAAGCAACCTTGCAGCAACACTCGGTGCGGGCATGAATCCTGCCCTTGGTCTTGGCAATGCTGTGAAAATGGCACTTGGAACACTTGGTGGAACAAAGCTAGGCAGCTTACCAGTAATCAAAAGGTTTGCTAATGAAGCTCCTCCAATAACCTTGCAGAAGTTTGAGGACTACAAGAAGCGAAATATGATAACTGGCAACATTGCTTATGAGGATCTAAAGGCTGGACTTCAAGGTAAACGTATTGGGAAAGTTCTTGAAAAGGTAACTAATGTTCCTGGTCGTGTTTACAGTTTACCCGATAACATATTTAGAGTTGTAAACTACGAGAACAATATGCACGTCTTGAAAAAGATGATGCCAACTGCCACTGATGAGCAGATCAAAGAAATGGGAGCAAGGCTTACAACAAAAACTTATCCTAACTACGATTCAATAAGTCCTGAATTAAAAGCACTTTCAAGGGCTGGCGTAATGCCTCAGTTTGTTACCTACTCTCTTGAGTTTGCAAGGACTCAGTTTGAGCAAGCTAAGGCAATAAGAGACATGATGAATGGCACTTTGGTGGCAAAGCTGGGAGCTGAGTTCAAGGATATTCCAGTTAATCAAGCGGCAATGAAGAAAGAAGCCGCCAAAAGAGCGGTTGCAATGACTACTGCCTATGCCGCCGCGACATACGGGCTGAACCAATTTAACCGCGAGACATTCACGGAAGAAGAAGAAAGGGCTTATCGAGATACCGTTGCAGCAGACTACGAAAGAGATAAACCACTTTTGCTTTACCGCAAGAAAGATGGCTCTATTGGCTCAGTAAATACTTCTGTTTATTTACCGCAAACCATATTGGCAAATCCCGTCATGTCGATATTAAGGGGGGAAAACGCAGAGGAAGGGACTGGCAATCTCTTAAAGGTTCTTGGTACTGAGCTTGTTGGAGAAGGTTCATTTGCGCTTCAAGCTGGCACATCAATGATTTCTGGCAGAGATTTTGAAACAGGCAAATTGATTTCCAATGCCCCAAGCACGATGGGACAAGTGGCAGATAGAAGTGCAAACTTTGCCAAGGAATTTATTCCATCCACAATTACTGCATTGCAAAGACCTGATAGGACGACCCAAGAAAAAGTCACAAGGCAACTTGGAATACGCGAAGAGAAAAGAACCATCCCAGAAGGTTTTGGATTTAAGGCTCGCCTTGTAAATGAGGCTGTTAAGAACATTAAATCCACCATGTCAGGGCATCAATACGCATTGAAAGATGGCAGGATAACGCCGGAGCAATACGAAAGTCTGGTTGCAAACGAACAAGCTAACTACGCTGGTAATATGCAGAAAATGTTAGCTCATGTGGATAATCTCAGAACGCTTGGTGAGACCGATGAAACAATCATACCAATGCTTAAGGATGCGAATTTTTCAAGTTCTGACACACTCAACTTAATTGATGGTAAACTTATTCCATTTGACCCGACAAAAGAAAAAACAACATCTGAGATGCTGGATGAGATAACTGGAAAGGATGATGCGGAAACCCGTCAAAACATTCGGGACTTCATAAAGAAAGACCCGATTGTTGGTGAGAGGATTCTGGGTGCTTACAAAGACAGAATGCGAAGCCAAGGAATTGTCCTTTCCCCAAAAGAAGCATTGCTTGCTGGTTTGCCAACTAATGAAAAGGTTGCGAGGCTTTTCCCAGAAATCCAATCAAGCCGCGATCCACAAGCTGCAATCAGAAGGCTTGTTAAGAAAAAGATATTGACCGAAACTGATGTATTGAACATAAGCATCAGGCAGAAGGCACAACAAAATGATCGATGAAAAACTAGAGAAGTTCAAAGAGAACTATTACGACGACCGACCTGACAAGAGCGAGTGGTTCCTTGAAGTGCGCGAACGTGCGAAGTCTCTTTCCCGTAATAACGTCGAGCATTACGCTCCCCACAAAGCAGCGTTGGCGTTGTTCCTTTTATCTCAGGGCGCAAGGATAACCGAGATTTCCAAGAAAACTGGGATGGGGCGTGATGTAATCCGTGGGTTGGAATGGCGACATAACGATACCCTAGAGACGAAGCGTAAAGAGTTCTCCATGCGTTACGCCATCGCCGCGCAGGAATACACCGATTTGTTATTTGAACGCGCTACACAGCTATTTGACGATCCTGACAGCCTTGCTAAGATTTCCCCTGAGAAGCTGGCAATCACCGTTGGTATCCTTACAGACAAGGCAGCGCAGCTTACAGGCATGGCGACTACCGTTGTGGAGCATCGCAAGGGAGCCAGCCTAGATGACGCTGCAAACCTTATCAATGAGGCAAGAACACGCATCGCCAAGGGCAAGGTAATCGACGCAGAAATCGTATGATTTGGAGAGCGCATCAAATCCTCACTCCTCCAACGGACGAGGAGATAATCGAGATGACACCCGAAGAGGTATTGTCTATCCATCGAATCTACCACGAAGCTATTGAGAATGCTGAGAAAGACCCGTATCAGTATGGGTTTCGATTGCCTCACTGGATGAAGGCAGAGGAGCAGCTTCACGAAGTAAATGAAATTCTAGCACTTGGCGGTAACAGAAGCGGGAAAACTCAGTGGGGTGCATTCTCCGTTGTCCGTGCTGCGGTAGAGAACCCTAACTCTGAGATATTCTGCTTTGCTCAAACGTCCGAGGTATCTATCCGCCAGCAACAAAGCGCGGTATGGGCATGGCTTCCTGAGTATCTAAAAACGAAGTTTACTAGCGCAAACGCCTACATTTCCTACAAGAAGAAAACAGGATTTACTGATTCGTCGCTAATTCTACCAAACGGTTCACAGATTATCTTCAAGACGTATTCCCAGTATCAGAACAATCCTACCATCCTAGAGGGCGCGGAGCTTGGATCTAGGAATCCCGTGTGGCACAATATCGGCGTATGGCTGGATGAATACCTTCTCGGTCCCGAATTGATAAACACTCTACGCTTCCGGCTTG